CGCATCTTCTTCTTATCAAATGTATTTTCACTGTGGCTCATCACAAGCATGACCTTAAAGGGGTCGAGTTGAATCATCTTGTGCTTATACCCTTCAAGAAAGGATTGCTCCTCTGCATGCGTAACAGTATCATCATATCGATGAGAATTTGAATATGACTTTCGCCAGGCCATTGTGCCATTCGTTGCATGATTCGGATTATAGGGACCGAGTTTATAAATCTCCTTTACATCTGAATAGTACATATAGACCTCTGAAGTTCCTGCAAGTTGCACCTCCTTATTATTTGCAAAACGCATCACTACATGACTTACGCGTTCAGGTGGATAGTAATCATCATCATCCATGGCGACAATAATGGAACCTATTGCCTCATCATTCAGGCGATTGCGCTTTTCACCAATTGTCAGTTTCTCATCAAGAGGAATATACCGAATATTAGGAATTCTCTTGGCCGCTGCATCAAATAAGTCCTTCACTTTGTCTTGTCCATCATCAAGAATAATCCATTCCATGTTTTCTTTCTTGTAGTTCTGACTTTCATAGCATTTGATAAGATATGGAATAAATCGCCTTCTGTTGTAAGTCGGTGTAATCACACTTACAATAATAGGAGCCATTTCTAAGTAGATATTCGCCATTCGGGTTTAACCTATGGATTTTTGCGCCGCAATCGCAGCCACTGCAGCAGCAGCATAGTCTTCATGGGCTTTTTTGATTAAAGGGAGCTCCTTGTACCAGACAAGTTGTTCGAAAAAAGAGTCCTTCTTCACTTCATCTGGATTGTAAGGATAGAGTGGAAATAAATAGGCCCCCATAAAGGGAGGATGATTTGTATAGGAGCGATAGATGTAGTAGGGGAGTACAAGAAACCAAAGCATCATAGCGTAAATAAAATAGAGGACACGAATCGATACAGAATGAACTAACGAATCGTTCGTAATAAGAGAACCTGCATAGAGGCCAATAACTAAATAGAGCATTGTAACAATACCTGATATCGTCTGGTCCCAGATTTTCTGCTTTACGCGTGCTGCACTGAACTCTGATTCCTCCTGTTTCTCCTTTTCAGCTTTGGCTGCTGCTGCGCTAGCAATTAATTTATCAAGATTGCCCGAAGATGTAATAAGGGCTTCTTCTGCTTGGGCTTGTATCTTTTGAATCGCAGCAGGCTCATTTAGAATAGACGCCGCACTTTTTACAATGGTTTCAATCTGTTCCTGAAGTGTCTCAGGGGGTGAATTTAAATTCTTGGTATACCAGACTTGATTTTGGTCGAGCACTTTTTGGAATTGTGCCGCTTTATCTGCAGAGACTAGATTCTGATTCTGGAGTTGAAGAAGTGTATAGTTCCAAACTTTAAGTGCATTATAAAAAACACGACGTATTCTATCAGCATTTACTTCTGCTACCAAAGCATCACTATATATTTGGATCTCTGCATAGATTGTGTCTGACAATGCAGTTGGATTATTTTTTAACCAGAGTACTTCCTTATCAATAACACCCTGTAGTAATGTAGTTCCTTCGGGTGTAAGGTTTCCAGCGGTACTTTCTTTTTTAATCTCTTTTTGAGTTTTTGTAAGATTTTCACGATATGTATCACGAATCTTTGCTCCCTCTTTTTGGTCCGCTGCCTTTTGACGCTGAACATCGGGGTTATATGTAAGATTATCGAACAATTGACTTGCTCCTTGCCCCATCCTATTTATAGAGCATACTTCAGTCCACCCATGCCTGCCGCGAACTCTACAAAGTTGATGGATTCAACATAGATGGTCAAATCATATACATAGGTTGTATTTGGCGGCAGTGTATACGGACTGATCTCAACTTGAAAGACACGGATGCGACTGGTATTCAAGGAGCCTGAAGGTTGGTGGTCTGGACTGTGAAGACAGAAACTGTAGATTGGTAGCACTTCGCCAGGGTCACCGTTTGTATATTTATAGGGAACGACCTTTGTAAAGTAGTCAATCGGTTTCATCTCCTGAATTTCATTACCATCACAGAGAACTCGTAGACTCTGTATAATCTGGAGTTGTGCAAATTGAATGAGTACACCTGATGAAAAGGCTTGTGTCAAGAGAGGCACCGCATTTGGTGGAGGTAGATACGGTGTTGAAGGATAATTCCACCAATTAGTCCAATTTGCAAAGTCATTGCGATACTGAAGTGTATCTGAACGGCGATTAATAAAGAGTAAGCGTTCTACTGGATTATGTGTTTCGAGGTCTAGAATCTGGCGAGTGTAGAGGGCTGGAAAGGGATACCACGTGACTTGATGTAGAAGATAGGATAGAGGTGTCGATGCAAATAGATTGCGCTCCTGCTCAGGAAGATAAATATAGGTTGTCTCAATTGTAGGTTGAAGGCTCCATGTATTGAGCGCAGGCACAACTGCACCAATATCGGTTAAAAAGGCATTAAGTTGTCCACTCATATCTACAACCGTCGTGTAATCCGGAAGATTTGAGCGCAGATTCGTTACAGATGCAGTTGTCTGAACTCCAGGAGCCACGCGGAATCCTGATGCGTCAAGAACAGTATAGAGTTGATTAATTGGATTTAGTGTGAGCTGAACTTCGCATTCATGATACTGAAGACCTACAAGTGGAAGAGCAGAACCAGTATTCTGTGTAAACCAGAACGGCAGTGGAACACGAATGGTCTGTCCAAAAATGGATGGGCGGTTGAATTGTGAACCGAGAGGTCTTGTCGGGTCAATAAGTACATTCGGGTAGCCGGTCTGATTTGTACCGCCCGCATAAATACCATTTGCTGGGTCAACAAGTTCTGCTACATTACCAACAAGCCGCTCCCATTTTGCATATTCATCTCTTTGAATATCGGCAAGTGCTCTTGCAAGAAGATAAGAGCCATCAAACTCCTGGATTTTCTGGCCACCAATGAAGACCGCTGCATTTTGAATGAGTGCACACCCGATGTATTTTGACCATTGAAACTCATATTGAAAATTACGAACTCGTGGAGAGATATATTTACTGTAGATATCAGGAAGTTTAAAAGAAAAATAGAGGTCGCTTACCAAGTCGGCTACACGAGGAATCTTGAAACGAACTTTAATAGGTTGATCAAAAAAGAGTTGGTCGGGACCATCCATTTGTGCAGAGACACTCTCCATTGAAAAGTGTGAATAGCGGCGAAAGACCTTGTAAAAATAGGTCATATCCGGATTTCCACTGAGAATTACATTTTGAGAGCCATAGGCTACAAGTCCTAATAGACCGCCTCCAGTCATTGCTTACCCTTCTATTTCGTGAGGCTTTAATATCGGGATTCTAAATCCCACTAGTAAAGTCTTTAAGATATAGGATTCTTTAGCTTGTATACCAAGAATCAACCAGAGCATTCTGCATGTAGGAACTCGCAGACTGTGTGCTCGGCATGTCAACCTGAGAACTCGGTCCCTGGTTTGCATTGGCCTGGATTTCAGCGAAGGAGAGTGCATATCTGTAGTGATAGAAACGGCTGAGTTGACCCGCCATTGTGCCTGTCACTATATAGTCCTCCTCAACACCCTGGAGATTGACTACCTTATTGCCAAGGGTTGTGTTGCTGTTGAACTTGCCCTGGCCAAAGATAATCAGATTCTGGTAGTTCTGATAAGGATAGGTCTTCTCCATGGGAATACGACCCTTCATATTTCCATTGATATAGACCTCAAGATTGTTTGCACGGAATACAATGGCCACATAGAACCACTTCTGTACGGGTACATTCTGAATGTCCACATAGCTGTACCATGCCTTGTAGGAGTTCATAAAGATACGGAGTGTGTTCTCATCTGAACGAACGAATACGGCCGGACCCAACAGCGGAAATGGTGTGGAGTAGCCCTTGTAGAAGACATGTTTGAGGCCATTACTTGAGTCAAAGGTCGCCGGGTCAATAAACAGGAAGAAACTGTAGGTGAATTCAACACCTGTAAATTCATTGTCTGACGGTAGCAGCATTTTACTGTTCGGATCACTGGGGTCCTGACGGACAACAATCGACTGACTGCTCATAATCGTATTCGGAACAATAACAGTCTTTGACATTGCATACTTGTAATATGTCTTTACGAGGGACTCAAAACTGAAAAAAATCAGAAATACCACTATACCCGCAATGAGTGCAAGAAGAATCTGTGGGACAAGTCCATTTCCAAATATGAAACTGCCACTGCTGGTGTTCAGGGGAGCCTCCATCACAATCTACAAACTGTAGATATTCATTTCCACGGACTACGCACAAAGGAGTGAACTTGATAAGTTGACTCCTATGTGTGAACTAAGAAGGATTCTTTATGATGTGACAGGTGCAGTCGGTGCGAGTTGACCAAAGAATGACTTGATTGCCGACCATAAATCACCTGATGAGCCGGAAGGACCGGCCATGTAGATACGATAGGTTTCATCCGGGGAAAGTGCGTAGTTATAGAAATTAACGCCTGACAGACTTCCAGTCCAGTCCGTCTTTACATGAGCACTTGCCGTTCCAATATCAGGGTTCAGAAGGAAGAAATAGAGCGGTGTTGTTGCAGAGCCATTCACATTGAACTGTCCCTTGAGTACACAGGAGCGTGAGAGACGGCCATCCATGTAGACATCGCACAGATTGTTGTTCAGTACAACAGTTACATTGACCCACCGACCAAATTCAACATTCTGCACATTGCACGGAGAGGCCGTGTCGCTGTCGGGGCTCGTTGTCATAAAATTGTTGAACACGAAACTCGGGCTGCTGCCATCATTTACATGAACATGGAGCGTATTTGTCTTACCACCCAGTGCGACAATGAGAGTGGAGGCATCATCTGTAGGGGATGTACCCAGATTCAGGATGTGGCGCTTATTTGTTGTATCACTTCCAGCGCCCGTTACATACATCCAGAAGCTAACTGTCATTTCACCACCCGTAAATACATATTGAGAGAGTTTTACATCATCTTGTGATGTACCAGGGTACTGAATGAGAGTCGTTGGAGAGGCAATCGGATTCGGAACAACTGAAGCCTTTACCTGAGTCTGGGTAACATTGAACATGTAATCATACATGTAATAGAGCAGAACACCTCCTACTACAAGTATTGCAATACCACCTACAAGTCTTCCTAGTGTACCTGCGGACGGTGTGGCGGGGGCAGCGTTCATTCTGTTTGAGCGAGGGTTTTAGTAGTCGGACTTCCACACAACAAGCGGATTACTGGG